TGGTGCCTATACCGACTCGGTAATCTTTGCGTATAAAAAAGCACCCGAAAAGCTCGAATTTCAAATGCCTATGATGATGAAGGCGTATGAACCGCAAGAGGATAATTTGAGCTATAAGGTGCCCACAGAATCCGAGACTGGTGGTCTTGTGATCTACAAGCCTTTGTCTTGTCGGTTCTTAGTTGATGTCTAATCGGAGGTGTATACTATGATAGTCATAAATAACAAGCCGCGTGCGATTAAGTTGAATGGTTATGACATTTTGATCGGTACAAATGATGTCCCTGATGGCTTGAGAGAAGACAAAGTTTTTTTGTCATTGATCAAGTCGGGTACGTTGAAAATTGTCGAAGATGAAGTGCAACCCAAAAAGCCGGAAAAGCTGAAAAAGCTCAAAATCGGTATTGACAAAGAGGACAAGAAAAAGTGACCTCGCTTGAGATTATTCGCCTGATTGCCCCGGAGTTGTCCGGGGTGTCAGACGAAGATTTGACTAAATTTATAGACATGATGGACGACTACTTTAGTAGTCAAATCTGTGGTGGCAATAGGGATCGCTTAATCGCCTATGCTGCTGCTCATTATGCTACACTAATACAACAGAGTGAGTCAGGTGCGACAAGTGGGGCAGTAGTCGGAGAATCAGAGGGTAGTGTATCCAGGTCTTACGGTACATTTGGATGGTCAAATCCAAGTCGTTGGGATCGCACAACTTATGGTATCGAGGTTAAGCAGATGCTGGATGCCTGTATTGTTATGCCTACAAATCGCATGGTCAAGAGGTTCTGATGACAGATGGTCGTTCTGGTGTGATTGATAAAGATTTGGGGTGGAAGGAAATAAAAAGGCAAGTTTCCGAAATTGGTCAAAAAGTAGTCAAAGTTGGATTTCAGACTGGAACGAAAACTGAAAAAGGTTTTTCATTGCCAATGGTAGCCGCAGTGCTACACTATGGCTCATCGGATGGGCGTATTCCAGAACGTCCATTTATGTCAAATGCGTTTCAAAAAAACCAGGATAAAATTCGACATGCACAAGAGGCGTTGGTCGATAAAATATATAAGGGTAAACTCACGACAGATAAGGCTCTACACTTGCTTGGACAGCAACATGTTGGACAAGTTCAACGTGAGATTACAGAGTTCAAAAGCCCTGGAAATGCAAAGTCAACTGTACGGATTAAGGGTTTCGATAATCCCCTTATCCATCATGGGCGAATGAAGCGGTCTGTAAGCGAGGTTGTGGTCAGTAAATGGGAGAAGGATTCTGACGATGCTTCCTAAAAAAACACTGACAGTCAGGCGATACCATGCGATAGTGGATGACTCTACTGGAAGGTATGTGTCTACTCTCGATAGTACATTCACTATAAAAACTACAGTGCAGCCAGCACCTGAAAAGGCACTAAATGCCTTGCCACAAGGTCGTGACTATTACGATGTATATAGGTTATTTCCACAAACTGAGCTTAGAAGCGTTGAAGTAAATGAACATAATCCAGACATCGTTGAAATAGATGGTTCTGATTACGAAGTTGTAAAGTTGCAAAAATGGCAAAATAATATAATACCTCATTACGAGGCATATGTATCAAAGATTAAACGATGACACTAGAAGACTTGAAACAATCAGTCAGGGATTACTTATCACAGATGGTTGTAGTCGACCATTTCATTTGGTCTGACCAGAATTATCCACGACCTGACTATCCGTTTATGACTATAAAATTCACTGGATTTTCGGCAAAGGGAAGGCCTTATGTTAGCTCAACGGACTCGAACGGTGACAGAAAAATAGTGAATTCATTTGAATTATTTTTTAGTCTTCAAGCATTTGGCGAAAATGCAATGGACAATCTATTGAATATAGTACGTGGAGTGGAATTGTATGACACTCCAGAAGCGTTTGCATTTGCCGCAATTGATTCACCTCCGACCGACTTGACGGGGCTCATTGCGGACGAATATATAGAACGTGCTGCGATGTCACTCAGGCTACACAGTGTTGACATCATTACACAGCATGTGGATTATTTCGAGAAAGTAAAAGTTATCGACAACGGAAATGGAATAATAATTGATGGGCCTTAGAACAGGAGATAGCAGATGGGTTTGGATAGTATTGTAAAGGTAACAATCAGCCGGGATATACCTGGCATTACCAGGGTAGGATTCGGCACGCCATTATTCTTGGCCGACATTTCGGCCGTAACGGATGTGGTCAAAGAGTATGCGAATATGGATGAGGTTTCTGCCGATTATGCGGCGACCGATCCGCAATACAAAATGGCACAAATTGCATTCAGTCAGGAGATTGCTCCAGAAAAAATCAAAATCGGACAAAAGCTTGCAGCCACTGCATGGGATCAAGCAATACAAGATTGTCTCGATGCCGATGACGATTGGTATGCACTCGCTTGTGACACCTCGACAGCGAGCGATATTCAGACAATTGCAGCAAAAATTGAGACTACCGAGAAATTTTATGTTGGTCGATCAGCCGATAGCAACTGCTTGAACAACGCAAGTAATATTGGAGCAACCTTGCGGAGTCTAGGGTATTCTCGCTGTGCAGTGATGTATCACAGTACAGCCGCAACGGCATATCCTGAGTGTGGTTTGTTTGGCGTATGTTTACCTTATGATCCAGGGTCAATAACATGGGAATTCAAATCAATTACCGGAATTGCAGCAGATTCCTTTACCAGTGCTGAACGTACTAACCTTATCAATTCAGGAATCGTATTCTACGAATCTCATGCCGGCACAAGTCACACAAGTAATTCTTGTGTGTCAGAATCTGCAACATTCTGGATTGACCAACGCAGGGGTATTGACTGGCTCAAGCAAAGGTTGCAGGAAAATGTCTTTGATCTGCTTGTCCGTAGCGACAAGGTACCGCAGACAGACGAAGGTATATTGAGTGTAATATCTTCAATGCGTGAGATTTTGGACTTGGCCGAAACAAATAATGTCATATCTGAATATGACATCACGGTTCCAAAAATTGGAGATATTGCAGAAGCCGACAGGGCAGCAAGATATCTCAATGACATTCCTTTCACTGCTACTCTTGCAGGAGCTTGGCATAGCGTGAAAATTGAAGGCGTAGTTAGCGTCTAAGGAGGTGTATACAAATGGATACATATTCACCAAAAGATGTGAAGATATTGTGGGGTGGAGTTCCGATTACCGGATTGCTTGGAAACATCACGATCACCAATGACTCTAATCTGTACAATAAAGTAGTTGGCATTCAGGGTGATGTTGCACGGGCCAGAGTTTGCAACAAAACAAAAACGGTAAAAATACCGTTGCAGCAAACGAGTCTGTCTAATGCCGTTTTTGATGCGACCAGGTTGCTCGATGATGCGAGCAACAGTGGTGTTGTACCGTTGCAGATTATTGATACTCGAAACGGAGAATCCCTTATCGCTGCTGAAGCTTGGATAGAGAAAGCACCGGATAAGGTCTACTCTGATACTATCGAGGGCAGGGAGTGGACTATCGCAACTGGCAATACTGTAGATATTGACTCACCAGTTGCAGGGAGTTAGGCCATGCCGATCGAAGGACATACCAGAACAATAAATGGTCATATGTATAATATTTCAACCATGCCTGCATTTCATGGGTTTTCAGTTTCGCAAAGATTGTTGAAAATTGTGGGCCCGCCAATGAGCGAGGTAGCAGAAAGTATAGGCGATGTTGGCGGCGATATAGATTTATCAATGGTTGAGATTAATCTTCCAACAGTAGTTGACCACTTTATCCGCTCGTTGGAATCGGAAGATTCTCAAAAATTGTTGAAAGATTTGTTTGTTGGTGTTTTGGTGGACGGCAAAGATTTGTCAAACGACTCAATTTTTAACAATCACTTTGCAGGCAATTTTGGCGAAATGGTCGATGTGATAATTGAAATCATCAGGATTAACTTTTCATCTTTTTTCGACGGAAACGTTCTCGGGAACATGAAGTCATTGCTGCCGATGAGCGAGAAAAAAGACAAAGAATAAAACCTGATACATGGCTTTGGGCACTTGTGGCTAAAAACATAGTCAGTGCAAGCGAGCTCGCAAGTATCCTTACACTGGATGATGTTGACAGACTTTATGAAACATTGGAATTTCTAAACGAGGTCGAAAAAAAGTGATAGTTAGACAATTGGTCACAAAATTGGGATTTGACTCGAAAGAGGCAGAGAAGAATATAAAGTCTATCGACAAAAAAACTATGAGTCTCAAAGATTCATTAAAGTCTGTTACAATTGCGATGACTGCTTGGCGTGCGTCACTATTCGCAATTGCAAAAAATACTGCCGACTATACAGACACATTGCAAAAGATGGCAGACCGTATGGGATTTTCGGTCGAAATGATTGAATCAATGCGGTACAGTGCCCAACTTGCAGGAATTGCAGTTGCAGCAATTGACAACTCTTTGACTTTTTTGAATATTAATTTAGGCAAGGCTCGTGACGGTGTTGGGATTTTTGGCGAAGTTTTCAAATCGCTTGGAGTAGATGTTGTATCTGCACAAGGCAGACTCAAGAAAACAGACCAGGTTCTCTACGAAGTTATTGACGCACTCGGTAAGATTGATGATGCTGCTATCCGTTCTGGTCGAGCAATGTTGCTTTTTGGTCGGTCGGGCAAAGACATGGGTGCCTTGTGGGGTCAAGGTCTTGAAGAAATCAAAAAGCAAAGAGAAGAGTTATTATCACTAGATGGTATAGTATCAGAAAATACTATCAAAGAAAGTGTCAATTTTCAAGATAACATGCTTCGTGCCACCACGATTATCAAAGGATTAAAGCGTGAGATAGGTGGCGGGCTTTTACCTGTTATGAATAAATTATTAGTCTCATTCAAAGACTGGTATATTCAAAATAGAATACTTATTAGACAAAATTTGAATTCATTTATCAACGAAACACGACAAAACCTTATGAATGCTGCCGATAATGTAAAGGTTTTATTAGAAATTGCCAACAAAATAGTAAATTTTTTATTTGGCGATTGGGGTAGAGCGTGGAGATTTGCAAAATCCGCAATGATAGCATTTATTGCAACAAAAGGTGTGATTGAATTTTTCAAAATTTTGAATTCAACAGTAAAAACAAATGCATTTTTTTTGTTTGTTCTTGCTTTTTCATCATTTGTGGATGATTGGGATGCATGGAGTAAAGGTGCACCAAGCGTTTTAGGCGACATTTTTGGCCCATATGACAAAAAAATGAAAGAATGGAAGAAAGACCTAAAAGACATCTACAACTGGCTTGTCAAAATCAGAGATTTTTGGAAGCCGAAACTTGAATTTCCACAAAATATCAATGAATTTTACAAGCAGAGGGCAAATAAGTTAAATACGTGGTATGGCGTTGGAGCTCCAACGTTTGAAAGACCATATTCTCCGACAAGTGTGCAAGTAAACGTAGATATGAAAGTCGAGGCAGCCAAAAGACAGAAGATGGTTAAAGAAATAGCCAAATCTGTTGTCAATACAATCGAAAGATTTACGCTAACCGATGCTATTACTGAATATCCGGCAACGGTTGGAAAAGTTACAATAGGTAGATAATGAGCATCTCGGTAATCGCAAATAAAATCAAAGGCAAGCGTGCCGTAAAAGTTGCAGGATTTGAAATTGATGCAACATTGCGTGAAGTCGAAGATTTTACAAATGAATTGCCAAAGTTCCCTTTGGGGGATGGTTATACTCTAAGTGATTCGATAATCCATAATCCGCTTGTGGTATCTATAGACGGTGTGGTAACTGATTCACCAGTTGTGATCTTTGGTGGATTTGGCGAAGATCGTGCAAGCACGATATTTAGTGAAGATACCAGAAAACAAAAGGCTTTTGAATTTTTTAGGGATTTGGTGCAAGGTGATTCACTTATCGAGATTGAATCAATTTTTACCCAATCAAAAAAGATGGCGGTAAAATCCTTTACGCCGGATACGTCTCCAGAGACTGGAGAGATGATGACGTTTACCCTCGTGTTGTATGAGATTGATGTTGCAGAAAGCTCAACAGTACCGTTGCCAGCATCACAGACCGAGAGGGCAGGAGATGCCAGCACACAAAACGCGGGAAAGTCAACGACAAAGGCAGTGGATGCAAAAGATGCAGGAGCGGAATCCGGTACCGGTGCGGGGGCATCATTTTTGAGTCGTATAAAAACTGGAATAAGGAATTTTGTTGCACCATGACATATTTGCAAATTAATTGGATAAATTCTGGAGCATGGAAACAACAGGTGATACTGGATGGGTCTGCGTACTATATTGAGTGTTTCTATAATGAGACTAAAAATTTTTGGTCAATGAATTTATACGATAGCGAGAATACCCTTATCATTGCTGGGTTTAAGTTGGTACCAAATTACAACTTGTTGTTAAGACACACTGATGAGGGATTACCGCAGGGCAACTTGTATTGTTTTGCAGACAATGACGAAACTCCGACTTATGAAACATTTGTAAAAAACGAAGCGAGGTTAATTTATGAGTCTATTCAATAGACTTGTAAAATTTGGGGTGGAACTTGAAAGTGGAGAGTTGCTTGTTATAGATGGTCTTGCGACCAACTTTGTTGTAAAAAAGTACAAAGATAAGAAAAAAAATACATGCTCTGTAAGTGTATACAATTTGGGTTATGACACCATTAAGAAAATTGTATCTGAAAAAGGCGTTGGAATTCTTGAAGCAGGGTATGATGAGGACAAAGGACTTGTGCAATTATTCTACGGTGAGACCGTGAAAGTCGAAAACGACCATGCAAGACCAGACAGTTTGACTACTTTTGAGCTCAAATCTGGTAGGGGTAAGGGTGTCGACAAGGTAGTCTCACTATCGTATACTGACAATACTCCATTGAGTGTAATCCTGAAAGACATAGCAACCAAAACCGGATTGTCGATAAAAACAATCGAACAAACAACGGCAAAGTATTTTTCTGGTTATGCCTTTCATGGCCCTATACTGGATGCCCTTACTGAGGTATCGTCAAAGGCAGGATTTGAATGGTCTATCATAGACAATGAATTAGTCATTGCAAATCCAGATTCAACCAACTTGGATACGATAGAAGAAATAACATACAAGACTGGGCTTATGAGCATGAGGCCGATCAATAAAGACGGAACGTCAAATTTGTTTGAATTAAGAATGTTGCTCAAACCGCAAATTCAACCAGGTGATATATTGAGTATAGACAATGAAATGTTGCAAGGCCAGATTGTAGTTGACAGCCTGACTCACAAAGGCAGTAATGTAGGGCCGGATTTTACTACTACAGTAATCGGAGGATTACAGTGAATACAAATTTAGTCGAAGTAATAACTAAATTCCTGAGTAATTTCGCTGCCTTACTGAATGTATTGAAGCCTGGTGAAGTAGTATCATATGATGTAGAGTCACATCGTGCTGATGTCAAGCTATTACTCAAGCCGCAATTTGATAATGATGAAGATGATACAGAGTTGCCTATCATAGCTGCCTGTCCTGTGGTGCAAATGCGAACCGAGAACGGCGGTCTGCATGTTCCGGTAAAACCAGGCGACAAGGTTGCTTTGTTTTTTTCCGATCTGTCTATCGACACCTGGCTCTACGCCGGCACGACCGGAAAAGTTGACGATGTTAGAATGCATGCATTAAGTGATGCTATTGCTATCGTCGGACTATATCCATTATCGACAATCACGTGTGACGACAACGACGCCTTGCGTATTGATTGGGCCGGATGTTCTATCTTGCTCACGGATGATAAAGATGTTAAGATTGATGCAAGTCGAGACGTCAGAATAAATGCAAGTGGTGTTGTCAACATCGATGCAGGTACGAGAGTGCAGCTTAACGGATACTCGTACTCGATACCGAGGTTTGAAAAGCTGTTGACAAAATTTAATGCACATTCGCATTCGTCTTGGGGTGCTCCACCATCTGTATTGTTGGATGCCTCTGATGCCAATGGAACGGTGAAGATAGGATGAGAGATATATTACTCGACACAGACACACATGACTTAGTTGTCTCGGACAATGACTTGCAATTTTGCTCGGACAATGACGAGATTGCTCAAAGTATAAAACAAGAATTATTGTTTTTTGAAGGTGAATGGTATTTGAATATAAATTTAGGCATACCATACTTCGACAAAGTACTGATAAAGGCTCCTCGTTCTGAGGTTGTCAATCATGTTTTCAAAGAAGCCATTCGAGGCGTAGAAGGTGTATTGAGTATACTCGACTATTCAATGGAATTTGATCCAGATGAAAGAAAAAGCACAGTAAGGTTTGAAGTCACAACCATTTATGATGATGTATTAAGTGGAGCAGTTGAAATATAATGACTAACAAATTACACGATATAATTTCTACTACTATGCAAATACTCGTGATTATTGCTGGCTTTGCGATGATTGCACGTGGAAACGATTCTGGAATTATTGCATTGCTCGGAGCATTATCAGGCGGAGTAAAAGGTAGCCTGATAGTAGATGCAATAAGGAGCATTAATAAATGACTACTTATGGAGTCACGTCAAAAGGCTTTAATCGAAAGCGAACGCCTGATATATTAGCGTCTATCGAGGCCGATCTCAAGGCGACATTTGGCAATGATATTGACTTGTCGGCATCTTCTGTTTTTGGTCAGCTTGCCGGAATTTTTGCGGCAGCCGGAGCAGAATTTTGGGATCAAGCGGAGGATGTGTTTAATGCCTTTGATAGAGACAAAGCCGAAGGTGTTACACTCGATATATTATATTCGTTGATCGGACTAACCCGCCAAGCTGCAACACCGACTTATAATGAGAATGTAAAATTTACCGGTACAGCCGGCACAACTATTGCGGCCGGCAAACAAGTTAAGTCATCACTCAATGACATTTATACAGTGCTAGAGGATGTGACTATTGCTGCCTCTGGAGAAGCTACAGGAACAATAGTTTGCACAACTACCGGGCCAACATATCTACCAATTAAGACACTCACTATAGTTACACCGGTACCTGGATGGACTAGTGCAGAAACAACATCATCGGCCACAATTGGCACAGATCGAGAAACAGACGCAGAGTACCGCATAAGGGCTTATCGTTCTACCGCACTACAAGGCAGTGGAATGCTTGACGCCATTTACGCGGCCGTTGGAAATGTTACCGGCGTTACCGCGGTTGACGTACAAGAAAACACAAGTAACATTATTGATACATACGGAATTCCAGCACATGGGATTTGGGTGATTGCAGAAGGCGGCGACAGTGCAGATATTGCTGAGGCAATTTATCAGAATCGTGCCGGCGGAATTGCAATGAAAGGCAGCGTGACTGTAGATGTCGAGAGCGAGTTATCCGGCAAAGTCACGCAGATCAAATTTGACAGGCCTACACTTGTAGACATCTACATCAATGTGTCGATTAAAATTATTGATTCAAGCGAATTCCCTGGTGATGGGGTTGATCAGATCAAAAGCAACTTGGTGCAATACGGCATTGACAATGTGGGCATCAGTGACGATTTATATTATTCTCGTTTGTTCTGTCCAATTCAAGAAGTCGGAGGAATTGAAATATCATTACTCGGGATTGGTACTACACCACCAGGTGGAGGACACAGTACTATTGCTGGGGTTGTAGGCACTAGGTACACTATTGATAGTTCCAACATTACAGTGAATATAATATAGTGAGTGTAGTATAATGAGTATATCAGACAATGCGATTGACAAGTTGCTGGAACAATATAGATTGACGACAGTCAAAGATTTAGTGCTTGCAATGATTGCTCCCACTAATGACCTTGAACCGATCTTTGTTCAACTTCAAAATCGCATAAATATAGACCAGGCCGAAGGTGTCAATCTTGATGTGATTGGAAAATTAATAGGAAGGGTGAGACCAACCAAGTGTGGGATAGGTCTATAGGAGATAGTATAAAATGGGAGTACCGACACAAGCACTTGATTTTTTTGAAACAAGAATTTCTTCGATAGTTGAAGAGTCAAGTTATCCGGGAGAATATGAGGTTACACTATCGGATGTCCCTGATAGTTCTCTTTCGACAGGAGGGCCCGAAGCGGTATTGAATATATTTGATGCCGAAGATGCAGACCGCCCACGAATTTGCAGAATGCGGGAATGGACAGCACGAACAGGGACGGTGCTCAGTAGATGCAAACTTGACTTTGATTCTGGCTATACTATAGCAGATGTCAAAGTAAACGATATTGTCCAAAGCAACATCTCAGCATATGATTGGGGCAAGATGAGCGACAAGGTTGATGCCCTAGAGTGTACCTGTTACCCGGTTTCGAGTGTCATTGAAACACAAACCGAGTTTGACAATTTTGTCACACTCGGAGAAAAAAACGTAAGTGTATTTTTCAAGGCGAATACCTATACGGCCAATGATCATTTTCGCTTTTTGGATTCAAACCATCTGATTTTTGACCGTAAAAATGGTGGCGTAAGTATAAATTTTGGTTCAAGCTATTCACTCAAAGGAGATGCAAACTACACCGACATTTACGAAGCCAACGCAAGTGTTGTTGCAAATACAAATTATATCACAGTTGGAGCAGGTCAAGACCTTAGTGATATTGCTGCCTCTCCTGCCGATTATTTGTTATGTTCTGATGGCCAAACGTACCAGGTACAGAGTGCCGACAATTCGGCCAAGACAATCACTGTTGACAGCTACTTTCCAGCCGCATGGACAAACAGGAGAATCTTTTGTTGCAAAAATTATTCATCAAATTTCTTTGCCGAAGGACTTTTGACGATACGCAACATGAGTGCCAAGCCAGAGATGCTTGGTCTCTTACATAGTGATATGCAAGATTTTACTCTTAATGTCGGCAACAATGCCATCATTGCATTTAGACTTTGTGATGTGGATTTGGGAAAGTTGATTTTCAAGGGTGCCGGAAATTCTGTTGCGAATTTCACAAATTCCGGTGGCGGTGAAATGGTGCGAATACAAGGCTTGGGGGCTCGATGGAAAGTGACTATGACTAATTGTTACGCCAACGATTCGTCAAACCAGATAGCATTATGGGCATTATATTCAAGAGATTTGAATCTCGATATAAATTTACAAGGTGGTCATAATGTTGGCAGTGGAAATTTGATTGCGTTTGAAGGTTATGACAGCTACAAATCCACAGCACGTGGACAAATTGACGATTTTGATACAATATCCGGCACAATAACCGGGTGGTATTGGGCGGTGATATAATGAGTATAGTATCATGAGTGGCAGTGGATGGGGTCTAGCATTATGGGGATCAGCATGGGGTGCATATAGTACGCCGTCTATCTGCTACGAGGCAATATCTGATATTGATTATCGCAAATTGCTGAAGGCCCAAATCGTACGTAACAAAAGTAATTCAAGCATACCTGACATGATAAGTATGCTTTTTAATTCATTGGGAATTGAAGGACACGTAATAGAGCTTGCCACTGCTGTCGCTGTGGAGCTAAAAGACAAACCAACCGATTTTGACATTGATGTGATAACCGAAATGTTGCCGATTGCGGCAGGAGTTGGTTTGACTTATATTTCATACAGCGATGGGGATTATGGTTTTGGATTCGATTCTTCACCAAATACAGGATTTGGTGGACTACCCTCGACCTACGTACATGGTTATGTGGGTCTTGCTTGGAGTGCATAAAAATGTATATATATGCAAAAGACAAAAGTGACAATGCAGTACCGGTGAGGTGTGATAGTAGCGGATTTCTTTTAATTCGTAGCGGACTTGACGTAAGCCCCGTTACCACTGCTGTCTATGTGGCGTCACCATCAGACAATATTATTCATGTCGAGTATACAGCCACTGGGCCGTGTGAGATTAAACTTCCTTCAGCAAAGGATTGCGAGGGTAAAATTATAGTCAAAGACGCCGGCGGCAATGCAAGCGTGAATAATATTACGCTCACACCAGCAAGCGGAGAAACCATTGATGGGGCTGCCTCTGCGTCAATTGCTGCTGATTACGATTGTGTAACAATTTATCCATTTGACGACAATTGGTGGGTATCATGAGTTTCATAAGACGGGAAATTATCACGGCTCAACAAATGTGGGAAGACCATATGTTTCCATTGATTGGCCGTAAGATAGATGTGTCCAGTGGTTATGTTGATTACGACTATTACAACTGCACCCTAAAATTCCAAACATCGGCACAATTCAGAAAGCAGGAATCAATCCCGATGGCAGCACAGTTGCCGCATTGCAGGGCCCTTGATACTGCTATCCGTCCTCACATTCATTGGTATCAGCAAAGTGCAACAGAACCAAACTGGCTGTTAGCTTACAAAGTTGTCCGCAACGGACACACTACTACAATCGAGACGGATTATAGTAACTATACTTTGAGTAAAAAGACTAAAAATATATACACGTATTCGAGCGGAGTACTATGCCAGATAACTGCGTTCGATGAATTAAACATTAGCAATTTGTTGCCTTCTGATTTCATTGACTTTATTTTCTTTCGTGATTCGACAAACGCATCTGGATTATTTTCCGGGCCGGATAGTACCGGAATCACAGAGCACGTGAAACAGTTTGATATCCACTACTTGTCAGACACGCCGGGCAGTGGAAGCACAACGGAGTATCGCAAATGACAGCTAAGCTTATTGGCGATCAAAGTCTAAAAAAAACATGGGCAGATTTGGGAGCAGTTACTATGCCACCAGATTCGCAAATCGAATCTGGATGGATATATCAGCAAAATCCGCCGTATCAATATTCTAATTCTTTGCTTCAAGAATTAGGGAAGCAAGACAATTATTTATTGCGATCCGGCATACCTGCTTGGCATACCGATACGCCGTACCAGCAAGGCGACATCTGCACTTATGACGATGCGATTTGGCAGGCCCTGCAAAGCAATACCGGCCATACGCCGGAGAATGGTAGCCGTTGGGAGCGTGTATCAAAAATGATTCGCACGCATAAAACATATACCATTGATTCATCGGGTGCGGATTATACTAGTATTTACGCAGCCTTACACGACATTGTTCAAGACTATCCTGCGTATATTCTATTGAATGGAACGGCCCATGTCACGCTGGAAATTCAATCTGGCTACACGATCCAGGAGCAGATTCTTGTTCGTGGAGTTGATTTATCCTGGATTGAGATAACTAGCGTTGATCCACGTGTTACTGTTGATACGACATGGATTACATTAACTATGGATGGAGTGTTGCCTTTCGTAGCTGCCTGGGATGGAGGTACAAGTCCGATAATTAATTTTGCATTTGACTTAGATAATAGTCAATCAAATTGTGTCGGATTATATGCCGGGCATCGCTCGACAATTATAGCCAAAAAAATTGATGCGAAAGATTCCGGCAACGTCCATGACAATGCTTTGGTAGCTGCCTATGGTGGACACATAACTTGTTCAGGCAATGTCACTTGTGACGGATTTACAGACGCTATTAAATTATCGCAAGGTAAGTTGACTTGCAAGAACGTTAATATTGCTAATCATTCTGGCAAGGGAATTTTAGCGAATGAATCAAAAATAAATCATGATGCATTGGCAGTTACAGCCGGCACAGTTGGATTATATTTGAGAGGTACTGAATATATCAACGCAATGGGCGTGACTATTGCTGGTTGTTCTAGCTATGCAATTGATATACAAGGATGTTCTGTCCAAATGTGCACATCGACATCTGTTACCGGAACAATAAATGTTGTCAATTGCACAAAGGGCATCAATATTAAGCAAAGCAAGTGGTTTTCCGGTGAGATCGGCGGTCACGTGTTTGTTGACAATGTAAACGATACAGCATTGACAATTGAAAATAGTATAGTCAGTGTATCATACTTGGAGCTCGGTCAGACAACTGCAAATCTTGCCGGACTAGATGTGTATCATAGTCACCTATTGTGTGAATACGACATAAAAGTCAAAACAACCTCGACATCCTTATCAGGGATGAATGTTTCGTGGTCTGATATTAATTGCAATGACATTAATGTGGATTCACCAGCACCGTATTGTATGGAAATTGATGCATCAACAATTCATTGCAACGATATTGATGTAACATCATTTACATCAATCGGTATAAAATCATCAAAAAGTGCAATAAAATCTACTGGTGACGTAAACGCCGTGATGCCTGCTGTACTTGCGACAGGCATAGAAACATATGGTAGTGAGATAGCAGCAAATAATATCACGTGCACCGGGCAAGATGTCATTGGCAGTTATGGCATTTCTGCTCGCGGCAGTAGAATAAATGCAGCAGGCACAATTACCACATCAGACAATGATTGCGGAATCGAGGCAAATAGAGGCAGTGTTGTCAGTGCCGGCACAATCGCATCCACATCGTGTCTCACATATGGAATACATTCAGTAGCGGGGTCTGAGATTGCAGCGTATTTTTACATTGACACGCAAGGTGCTACGACATCCGGTGCCACTGCTCATGCTGCGAGAATCAGCTGTCAAGGTAACATAGACACCCAAGCGGGGGGTAGTCCTGCGACAACCGATTGCCAGGTAATTAATGGTGGTTGGATTTGTCGGGCCGGCGGAAATGGCGGAACAAACGTCACTGTCGGGACAATTAATGCAAACGGTTATATAAACGTATAGTGAGTGGAATATAGTAAATGAATTATGTGACGCAAAATGAATGCAAAGCAATCAAAAATAATATGAGCGGGCAAATCCGTGAAGCTCGCAAGTATATCCATGATGTGGACACCAGGTTATCTGGTCGTGCTGATAGACTAGAGGCCAAATTGTGGGCATTGATCGGAATATGCCTTACCACTGCTGGCGGTGTTATCACTATGCTTATCATGCAGCTCATAAGGTCTTGACTTTTCTAAAACAATATGTTATAATTCGCTTAGTTCTTTGATTGTTTGGTTGTCTTTGTGGTGACACGAAGAAATCAGATGACGTTCAGACATTCCCGCAGGGCTTGTTATTGCTTGTCCTGCGGGCCCCATTGAAACGAATTTGCCACAAGAGCCTCCTCTATTGTGCTGAGTTGTGGCCTGGCCGCCCGGTTTGCTCCTTTTCCGGGCGGTTTTCTATTTTATGAAATCATGGTCATAACAAATAATCGGTTTATGATTTTCTCTCTTGATTAAACTAGGTGCATGACTAATTATTTGTTTATGAAAATCGCTCTTGATAAAACCAGGTGCATGACGAATAATCTGTTTATGATTTTCGCTCTTGATTGAATCGTGATCATAACCAATAATCTGTTTATGAAAATCTCTCTTGATCAAACTAAGTGCATAACAAATAATCGGTTTATGATTTTCAATAATTTACAAATCATGACCACAACCGATTATTTGTTTATGGTTTTCAGCCTTGATTGAATCAGATGTATAACTAATTATCCGTTTGAAAAAAAAGACACCGGGCACGATTAGTGCCCGGAAAGCCGTCTAAGGTGGGAGATATGATTCATGGGCAAAAAGTGATTGACGGCGGTGGGTTATATTCGTTTGGCAGCGTAGACTATGCCTATGCCTGCTGCCGTTCCTGCTACTGCGGTAACAATAGGTAGCCATATGTTTATCTTTTTATGCAAGCGATATCCACGCAATTGCTTGCGTAGCTTCTCGTTTTTGATCTCCAACACACGATTACGGAGCTCTAACTTATTCTGCTCTGACATCATCCGCATGGTTGCTTTTTTAGTCGCTTTCATGATGTCAATATGACATCTCTGACTTGATAAATCAAGCAAGTCTTTGGCCTCTCGATATTTGTCGAGTATCTCTATCATCGCATCTTGCGACAATGTAACAGAGCCATGTAGCGTAACGATATCGACATCAAATAATTCCTTCGCTCGCTTTTGCAATAGCGTATCATCTGCATGCATACGTTTTGAGTCACGCAATCTCTTGAGCGATCTCAATCCAACCATGCGATTATAGCTGCTTGTTTGACGAGTTATCTTGTCGTCAAAATCTTGAGCGACTTTGTTCAATTCTTCAGCCTGCTCAATCCTGGTGTCATCTACAGTCTGCTTGATTTTCTTGCTATATTCAATATCTACAATTTTATCATCAACTGGATACAAAAGTAACCATGCGATGACAGCTAGTGCTACTGGAAACAATATACTGGATATAATACAATAAGTTTTCACAATGCTTCTCCTTTTTTATTTATTCTTTTTCCAGCGGGCCCTGTGCCCGCGAACATCCACATGCAACCTGTCAGGATATAGACCTATCCCGCCATCAGCGAATGCAGGTATCTGCACAGCATACAGCATGAGTGCGGGCCCTGTCATACCACGCACCATGATATCTACACCATCACAATTTGGTGGCATATGCCTACTTTTTGACACACCACCAATTGCAGCATTATGCGACTCGCATCGCAGTGGCCCGGATATGATGATGGGCAAGCCTATGAGCTCTCGCAGAGCGTCCAGAGCATCTACGAGCCTCTGAGATGGAGTGCATAGCCCACACCCGCATCGGCAGCAGAATTCAGATTTCTTGAAATATTTGGATCTCATGCTACACCTCTAGATTATAAGACGTGTAATTATACGATATTATTACACTTTTGTCAACAATTAAAAAAAGTAAAAAAAAGTAAAAAAATACTTGACATGTCTAGATAGTATGATATTATGTAGATGTAAGTGATTGATATTTGAATTTTATTCGCATCGGCCAGCCAGGCTGGCCAGAAAAGGAGCAAGAATCATGGCAAATATTGGAAAAATTGAATTGTTAAACAAAATCAATGACTTGTACGTCAACTGGCAGGCCGCCGCGGCGGCAGAGCCTGAAGACAGGGAGTGGCACGAGTCCCTGTTCTGGGATGCTGTGGCGGTTCTTTTGCCGCAGTGTCCAGACGTGGACGTGCGGCGTGATTGTGATACCGAGGTTTGTTTTTTCCGTGACGGTAGTCGTATAGAGTGGAGCGACTACCGCAAGGAGTACGTTATTGACGTCTAGACCACCTCCGGGTGGTCTTTTTTTTTGTTTTCTCGTGCCGGCTTGCTTGCCGGCTTTTGGTTTTTCTCAAAAAAAGGAGGTGCTATTGTGACGATTGAAGACATTTTGGCCAACGTACCGATTGAGTCTGTCGATACCGTGCGGCAGATGATCATTCTCGATCTATTGGACATCGTCTATGACGATGACCAGCAGGTGGACGAGTAATCACACATCTTGGCCAGCCACCAGTCCTGTCGAGGGCATAATCTTTCGGCAGGGCTTTTTTGTTTTATGGCGTCAAATACTTTGACTGATTTGTCATAGAAATATTCTGGATCAGTTGATAATAGCTCGCTGTAGTACTCACTTGAGTCTTTGCAGTAGACTATAGTCAATATATTATCCAGTCTTAGAAGCGTAGCGTAGGCATGTATCTGGTACTTATATTTCTCATCCCATGCCTCGTATCCCAATTTATTCAATTGACTAAATCTAGCCTTATTGGAACTTTTGATCTCCAATAAACATGGGCCAGGCAAGTCAGGGCCCTCGATTATTCCGTCAATGTGGCCACGTAAGACTATTGCTCCTTGTTTTAGCGTTACAAGTCTTTGTTGGTCTAGTACAGTATAGCCGCATTTTCTCAAATCGTGTATAATTTTTTCTTCAACCAAATCGCCCAACTTGAATATATCGAGTATACGACCATCAGGCGTAGTGGTAGGTGTGTCATGATAGCAGTACCAGAGCCATGCAGGGCAAGGGTGTCCAGCTTGAGATAGACCAAGACCTGGTCTTGACTTGTATTCTTTTTGATGCATTTGGTAAATTTTGTCACCTATCATTTTTACCTCGCAAAAAAAATCCGGGGTATAAACCCCGGAAGGTTATGAATAAAAAAGTTACCATGCTGGTGTGTCATCAGAATCGCTTGTCACTGCTGCCTCTGTGCGAGGGGCAGGAACGAATTTATAAAATTTATACCAGGGTACTTGTTCACCCTGGTCATTGACAAAACTGTCCTCTTTGGTGACGATTCCAATCGCAAGCCCGTGCAGCGGGGCGGTATCTTGTAAAGTTTTTGGGTCTTGGCCCAAGATGCGGCACATGGTGTTGAAGTTACCATTGCCTATTTTTTGAGCCAAATCGAAGTTGTTTTTTGGCTTTGCCGCAGGGTGCGACAACGTCAAACGGACTTTGATTTTCTCGTTTGCAAATTGTCCAGAGGGGATCAAAAATTCACCGACCCACATCACCACACCAGCATCATTGGTGACAACCTCATCATTCATCAAAATACACGAATGTATACCCGCACCAATGTTTACCGCACCGCCGGCGGTTGCTTCTGTGTCTCTATTTATGCCTTCTAAATTAGCCATTGGTTTTTTCTCCTTTCATAATTTTCAGAATCTTTACAATGTCAAGTGGTAGCTGCTCGGGTAACTTGTAGCGATTTTTAACCAACCTGCCCGGAGTGGCATCTGAATATAAAATCCTCTCGGCACCACCAGCAGCACGCCTTTTGTCGATGTATATTTTTTTAGCCAAGTTGAATATTGCGTCAGTATCACGCTCTACAATAGCCAGGGCACGCTTGGACAGACGCGGTTGATGTCTGTCGTACGAATCAATCTCTGGCTGCGAGATTGTCCGCACCTCGCTATGAGCGAGCAGTACTATGATACAATTGTGTTTGTCTCGTATGACTTTTAATTTGTTCATAAGACTTAAAATTTCCGCTTCCAAAAATCTTTCGCCGGCACCATATCCAAAGCTGGCCAGTGAAGTTTTGTTGTGCTGCGAACATACATGCTCCGCAAGAACTTCTTCGGCTTTGTCAATTGTATCAACTACGACAGTTTTGAAATCGTGGTCTTCTGAAATTAAAGCATCGAGAACGGCGTGTAACTGCTGCTTGTTCTTGATCTCAGCAGCATGATCAACGCCGTCAATATTTGCAAGGCCGTTCTCAAAATCTAGAAAAACTGGTCTAGGTGCAGTAGCAGCAAGTGTGGACTTGCCCACGCCTGCATCGCCATAGATCATAATCACTGGTGGTTTCTTTTTTGGCTTTTTCAAAATTTCGTCAAGTTTCATGTCGCTTCCTTTCGTTCAACAAATTTTATCACCGGCTTGGCCGGCGATGTGGTGACACAACGGCTTATCATTGCTGGGTCTACAGCCTCGATATGCCGTAACTTCTTGAGATTTATTGTCGGCTTCAGGTCGACAAATTGAAGATTCTCTGGAAGCTCCAATGCTTGATATTTCTCATAATCTAACTTACGTTTGAGTTTGTGACTAATTTTTGCCACAAACTTTTGGCCAACTAAAGTTTCGGTGCCTTCCAACACGTCACCAGAACATAGTGATAACAGCTCGTTCTCCAGAGACTCTTTTTTTTCTTTGAGTATATTTATGCTCTCTTTAATTACTTCGATTTCTGTTTTGATTTCGTCCAGGTTTCTCATTTTACTTTTCTCTCCTTTTTGTTTATATTTTCAATTGCAACTTGTAAATATATTAAAGATAATATAATGCTATCAATATCTTTAATATACAAACCCACCGCCGCATCGGTAAACGATTCCAGCCGCATGGTGGATACTTCTTCTAGCTTCTTTTTAATGTCAAATATTAATATGGAATCTTCAAAAAACTTTTTGCATACAAAATTAGTCAATGATACATACGGAGACAGCGAATATTCTGTTAAATCCTGCAAAGCAAATCTATACAGAATATTCAAGTTATGAAACAAGTCGTCCTCGCTATCACAAATATTGCTTATCATTTGTGAGAGCTTTTCATCTGATTCTACATCGACTACTAAATCTAATATATTCATAATTTTACACTCCTTTTACTTGTTTGGATGCGATTCACACAATGTATGCTCGCCGCATCCTGTGGCTGAAAAATTATCCTCATATAAACAACCCACTCTCTGCCAACACGGAGAATCAACACCTAGACCATGTTGCAATCTTTCTCTGAGTGTCATCTTTCGCCAACCGAGCTCTCGACTTAAATTATACAGCATCCTATCAGCAGCACGATTCAACTCGACTATGGTTGCTCCCTCTTCTGCCATCTCGGTTGCCTCAGTTTCTGCCCATGTATCACAAATTTCACGGACATTGTCCTCGTCTGTGAGATGCGTGAAATATCTACGCCAGTGCCACATAGCGATCCGGGCAAGATGGTAATTATTGACATCTTTTTTTATTATTGGAAATTCAAAAACCTCATCATCTATAGTAATTATGCGTGTATTATTTTTGACACACATAGATATGTCGTTCGTTTCGCTTATGACTGCTGAATATGCGGAACGCATAGTAAACCGCACTCTCTTTTTGCCATCATACTTTCCGTGCTTTTCAATAACATCAAAAAGTATGTATTCGTGCCTAAATAATGATTCAATCTTTTTGGGTAATAAAATATCAACCTTGCTGGTGGGGACATCTCGGAAGCCATATACGACCATTTCGGTCTTGTTTATTTTAGCAGTCCTACCGGTAGGAGTGACTGCATTAATGATGCAATATGCTCTGAACATCTTGACAAAGTATCTTTTCTGATTCAATTTTTTCATGATTTTTCTCCTTTTTAGATTTACCAGCAAATGTGAAAACGAATTATAACAAAAAAGTACGAAAAAGTCAATGTCAAAACGGAATGTCATCTTCTTCGTCTTCTTCATCATCAAACTCATAATCGACTATTTTCCAAAATTTTTCTGATGTATCAATTTTTATTCGCTTGATTGGTCTCAGTGCGTGTTCGTAATTCACGAACTCGTCACAAGTGGGCGGCAACATATCAAGATAGCTTATTTTCTTCCAGATTTTCAATGATTGATTCAACGCATACCCACTATAAAAGTCTGGTAAGCATATGAAAATACTAATGTTTTTGTTGTATAAAACATCATTGTATGTGAATACAATTTTACCCAAAAACTTTTGACTCTTTTTTGATTCATGTATCTCAAAATGTGTATCAACCACATCTGCCCAAAACTTGTAATCTTTTTCCTCAAATTCAACATCTGCCAAGTCTGGTACTTTGTTCGCTTCCTCCCACTCGGCGAGTGGGTAGGTATATCCGCAATGTGGGCATTGTCGACATGCGGGGTGGTGTGGGTTGTCGCATTGTGGACAGTATCTCTCCAGCACTTGATTACTTTTTTCGTCATTTGACTTACTTTTTGGCACTTCGATTTTTATGGCATCGAGGTCAGTGCCAAATCTAGCCGTGTTGTCGGTCAAGTCAAGCACAAAAGCATGATTTTTATTCGTATCTGTTCTGAGTGCTCTCCCCAATGCTTGTAAATACAACACCGGTGATAAGGTCGGTCTAGCAAAAACGAGGCAATCAAGTCTTGGCAAATCAAATCCTTCAGCCAAAATATTTACCGATGTGCAAATGCGGGCCTTGCCTATTGACCATGCGTGCATATAACTTTCTCGTTCAATATGCGTCAATTGCGAATGTATAGTTATGCATTCATCGCCCAATAAATTTTTGAGTTTTTCAGCATGCTCAATTGTGCAACAAAATACACATATACATTTGTAGTCATCGCAATATTTGTGGATTGCCTCAACAGCAGTTTGCAAGTGAATTTCTCTGGACATGATTTCGCCAACGCTTTCAATAACATAGTCACCGGCAACCCTAGCGTCTTGCATATCCGCTTCGTAGCTGCTTGCGTGAGCAATCTTGCCTTTGAGCTTGCAAAGGTGTCCAGCATCTTTCAATTCTTTGTATGTTATTTTATGCGTCAAGTTTTGAAATAAATTGATGTTTCCTTGTTTGCACCTTTGACCAAAAATGTAGCCATGACCAAGTCGCCAAGGCGTAGCAGTAAGGCCGAGTATCCGCATAGTTGGATTTTTCTTTTTCAGATCATTAATCGTTATACTGTATAAACTTTCGCCCATATTGACACGATGAGCCTCATCTATAATCAGTAGATCACAACCACGATAGTGTTCTATTCGATTCGAGAATGTCTGTATGGTTGCTAGCGTTACTCGACGACTAATATTGTAATCATCCAAGCCGGCACAACAAATTCCAACATCACGAATTGGTATGTCTGTATACTTTTTTATTGATTCCAAAAATTGCTTGACGATTTCTTTTTTATGAACAAGCAACAAAAACCGCCTATCAGTCTCATGGTAATATCTCCGTATCAGCCTGCATGCTATTACAGTTTTTCCGGCACCCATAATTGCTTGCAATAAGACTGTAGGCTGTTCTGATAAGGCTTTGTCGATTTTTGTTAGTGCTTCAATCTGATACGGTCTGAGTGAAAAGTTTTGAATCATTTTTGAAGCTCCAAAATCAAAGCTCTAATATCGTCTAAGCATCTGACTACACGATATATACCACCTGATGCTTCAATTCTTGCCTGCATTTTTTTTTGACTTGGAGATTGTTTGCCAGTTTTTGTTTTCAATTCTATGCCTACAAATTTACCCATGTAGCAACAAGTTATATCTGGCCAGCCTGGTGTACCAGTTGTGAACCAACGACCTGATCGTAGCTGCATGCGGCCGACTTGTGTAATCGCATATGTCATATGGGGTATCATATCCAAATAATCACATATCTGTTTTTTTATTTGAGACTCTTTCACTTTACCATCCTCCATTGTCTATAATATATTCAATACCCTCTATATAATATCGTCCATCATTACCGCGTGCGATATCGTTTTTATCCAAAAGCCTCTTGAGCACAGTCCGCACCGTCGCATTATTGATGCCTGTGCGATCCACTATGTCTTTTGGTTTGAGTTTTTCGTTTTTCAACAATGAATAAATAATTAGCCGATTGTTTATTTTTACCTCTTCGGCTTTGCCAGTCAACGTCCACCGCAAAGCTTCTGAATCAAACTCCAGTGAATATTTTTCTGTGCTTACTTCTTTGCCTCGTGTATATAGCCAGCCATCAGGCGTGTTTGTATCGCCCTCTTTTTTTGCATAATTCTTTCGCAACAGAAGCATCATGTCAGAAGTAGCCTGATATCCAGTATTGCCGATAATACCAGAAAATGGATTGTCCTCAGCAGCGAGTTTTGTCTTATTCGTGTGCGTGATGCAGATGATTGCTACATGGTTTTCAAGTGCCCACTTTTTTAATGGATCAAGATACTTGTATAAATAAGCATACGCGTCCGCGTTCTGTGGAATTTTGGGCATTATGAGTTGTAATGTATCAATAATTATACATCGTAAATCCGACCAAGTCAAAAGCATGTCATCCAACACGTTATAGAATTCATCGGACAGTTGCGGTATGCCAGCAGAGACCAATTTGAATTTTTCAGACCATAAGTCTGACTGCTTTTTTATTCGGTCTTTGACTCGCCTCGGTGGGTCTTCTGCCGCATAGTATACGCATGTGCCTTCTACGCATTTGCGAGAAGCAAAAGCATCGGTACCAGTTGCTATAGCAGTAGTGATATCAACTGCTATAAGGCTTTTTCCGATTTTGCTGTCACCAGCCAAAATGGTCAAGCCCTCCGGGATTAGTTCATCTATCGCCCATTTGACCGGAGGAAATTCAGTATATTTCAACTCGCTGGCAGAATAAAGATTGTCTCTCCATGATGCTAGCTCCCTCTTCTCGGTACCTTTTTTTTCTCGACAATAGGTTATGAGTTTATCTAACTCTTGTGTAGTCTGAACACGCTTGACCTTGTTGCCATTGCTGCATGTTGTGGTCACTGCACTAAGAACAAATGACTTAATTTGTGAATCAGTCCAGTCAGTTGTTCTGACCAGCCAACCAATCATAGCTTTTGCAACCTGATGCACAGTACCTGATTGTAGCTGGTCGTATGCCCACTCCCAACTGAAGTTTTGTGAATCATGAGATTCTGAAATTTCACACGTTGGAGAATGTGTGACTATTGCTGTCTGTTCTATTCGTTGCCCAGATAGTGAATATGAATTACCGTCATGCCAAGCATAATAATAGTCTTCCAGCGTGTGGTGTGGGCATCGGGGTAGGTACCAGGGTTGCGACAGCACCAGGTTCTCTTTGACATTTTTGACCGGACAATCGTGCCGATGTAATACACTCACTATATCATTGACATAGAGAGTCAAAACCTGAACATCGGCAGGAAGCGTAACAGGAATGCAAAGTCTCCACTTGTGTACACCGTTTGCAATGTCATTAGAGTAGCTTGAATATATTACATGAGTAATATTTAAGTCACTCAAAACCTTGTGCACTTTGTCAGGCGGTATGCAGCTAGAGCCATTGTTAAGCGTACTGTCACCATCAACAATGAGCATGTCAATAGACTCCAGTGCATTGTCATTACGCTCGTGACATGGGCCCCTGACGTAATAATCCCCGTCTTTATTACCTATTTCCGGGCGTGAGACTAGATCACAAAATTCATCCCAATCTTCGATATATTCAGAAGATTTTGTGACCCTCACTCCTCCTCTGAATATACTTAGTTTCATTCTATTTCATCATCGTCATCACGTGATGCCTGCTCAATGTACGAGAGCAATACTTGTTCGATGAAATACATTATCTTTAGCCCACGCTCTTGACAAAATTCCTTGATAATCTCGTGGGCCTCGGCCCGGATAGTGAGTGTCTTTTTATCCATATTTTACCTCCTTAGTTTAGTAAATATTTTGAATATATCTGGTGCCCAAGCACCAGGAAACATATTTGTGACTCGATATCTGATGAATCTTCGAGTGCTTCAAGAAATAAGTCTCTGATACACTCTAGTTTGACTTCTGTACTTTTTAGCTTTTTCAATGCTTTTTCGATTCCGTCAATTTCTAAATTCCAAATTCGCAAACATTGTGATGATAGCTCGCTGGTATCACTTCCAGAAAGCCAATAATACCTAAGTATTATTCCTGCTATATTGATTATATTGTGTCTCTCAAACATTTCTGGAGCAAATGGAATTCCATTCATTATTTTGGGCCTTGTCACAGATGCTTCTTCTAGCAATTCATCAATTGTCATAGCATTTTCTCCTTTTCTAAATGACTACAAATTAAATCAAACAACTTTTCTGGATTTATATCAACACCTTGATTGCACCTTATTATTGATGATTCTTCTCCGTTGTGCAATAAGGTAAAAATGTAATATTCATCTTCGCACAATTCAATATATTTGAATTTTATACTATATTCATTATATTGTTCTGAATTTACAAACAAGTTGTTGATATCATTGACTATTTTTTTAGCTTCTGGAAAGTTCATTTTGACCCCTTTTCAATAGCTTTTGAAAAATAGTCGTTCAGATCTCCAACATTGGAGATTTTGCCGCCACCAGTTGCGGCAATTAGCATCATATCTTCTCCGTGTAAAAAATATAATACATCTGACAAAATAATATCATCATCGCCAAGCATGTGTAAATTCTGTTCTTTGACATCTATCGTATAGTGACCAGGATATTTATCGTTCAACATCCTTGTCACTGCTGATGCTGCACGCTTGGCCTCAGAAAAACTCATTTTTGAAATTTTTACCATTTGGACTCCGCCTTATTATTGCTGCCTCTGGTGTAACTCGGAGTGGGGGGGGGTTGCGTCTTTTCAAAAATCGAAAAATTTTGAAGTCGCATTATAACATAAAAATATAATAAAAACAACTTTTTTGTTCTTGATTTTGACAGTCAAAAGTGACCTATTGTCCTATATAGGTACTTGCAGAATTGTGAAAATATGGTGTAAAAGTTAGGAGTGCCTAACTTTTTCTGGCAATTTTGCTCTATAAATACATAAAATGAAACGCTTTTTTACTAAGTTATTGAAATCATTAAGGAAAGTTACCGTTTCACTTCCGTTTCAATGAAACGGCAATGAAACGCTTTTAGTCTAAGTTGTTGATATTGTTCGATAATTTTACCGTTTCAAAAACGTTTCACTTTTTATGGAGTGAAACGGTCTCTGTTTCATCGAAAAAGTGAAACAAAAAGTGAAACGGAAAGTGAAACGTTTTTTCAAATCTAGAACACTAGTAATATCACATACTTATAAAATTACCGTTTCACCACCGTTTCACTTTAAGAAAGGTGAAACGGTAACAAAACCTAATAATATCAACTACTTACAAAAAAACCGTTTCACCTACATCACTTTCACACCCATAATGACAAATATACTATATATAGTCCATAATATATATATTATATATTAATGATATATTGCAAAAATCGTGCCTAGATTATTTTTATATCAGAGAAAAAAGTACAAAAAAAAGTAAAAAAATACTTGACTCGATTGGAATGGTGTGATAGAGTCTGAATCATAACATCGCAACATGGGGTTGCGGTGGGATTTTATTCAAAAAGGAGAAAGTTATGGAACACAAAATCGGATTTATTAATGGTGAGATCACTGATGTAGTATTCAGTATTTACGAAAATAAATTTTATCCTGCATCTATTTTTATACACGATCTTGTCAAAAAATATAATGGCGAATACAGTGGGGGTGTTCCTTGCGATTTTGCGACTTTGCGGCCGGGCCAGCATGATGATTTGTTAATTTTTTCCAGTCATATACTGGAAAGCCGATGCGTGGGATACACGCATAACGGCAAGAAAATTTTGGGCTATATTCCCACAGATGATAGCGGTGAGATAGATCCGGATCATCCGGCAGTATTGGTTGTTAACAATGAGTTAGTTATATTTTGTTTCCGGCGAGAAATTTTAGATTATTTGCGAGCTTTATATACCGGCAAGAAATTGCCGATTCCAGCAAAAGAGGATTCTATGACTTATTACGACCCGTTTGATAAATTAAAAAAGAAGCAACACAAAATTATGTGGTCTACGTGGGGGCATTTTGATATGCTACAGCCACGTAAGTGGTTGAATTTATTGAAGATTAAACCGGGTGCATCTGGCGATGTGGCCGGAATAAGTTGTTGTTCAGGGCCATACTACAATATTAATGATAAATTAATATTCACGCATGTGAACGATTTAGGTATTATCGACAAAATTTGGAACAGCAACCCATTCGCCAAAGAGGGCGAGCTAATGGACGGTTGGTATTCCACAGGTGATGGGTTTGTTTTCCGTCGAGAAAACGTTTCGACCGTCCAAGTTGTGGCGGTTAAAGTCGATGAAGAAAAGGGTTGGATTTATACGTCCAGACCGCTATTTTATAATCGATTCAAAGAGGATGACGATGCTTTTATCAATATTATTGATTGGAGCTTGAATTCTTCTGAGGCAAGACGCCTCAGAGAAAAGCTGCAAAAAAGATTGAAGCACTAACCACCTTATCACTGCTCGCTTTGCCGGCATTGTATGCCGGCGTTTTTTACTTTTTGAAAAAAGGAGAAAGTCATGAAACATCTTGTAAGCTGGGACAAAAATCACATCGATGTGGTGTATTCGGTACAATTTGAGGATTTCGAGCTGGCCACCAGTGGCTGGCGTCATAGGGAGTATTTTGTTCGGGAGCCACGCAATGGCAGGGATGAGGTTATTTTAGACATCCCAACATATTATGATCATTATGTAATTTTCTCAAGTGCGTCAAAATTTAGTCAAGAGTACAGGCGATGCGTGGGGCATACGCCTGAAGGTGTTGAGATTTATGGATATTACCCCGGTTGTGGGGTGGATCATAAAAAATATAAAAATGAACCGGTCATTTTAGTCGCAGGTGATGTAGTGGTCGTTTGTGGCAAAAATGACACAAACATGTTTTTGAAAAAGTTATACATGGGAGCTCAGCTTCCAACATGGCACAAAGAGGAAAAGCATATAATCTATTATATATATAATAACAATGAATATATTGAGAAAGAAAAAGTAATAACTTGTATTTTACCGCCAGAGTTTAGTTATCTAGATCCTTTGCAATGGGTTGATTTTACTGACATTTCTGATAGCGAAGGCGAAATAAGACTCATTGAAGGAGTGAGGATCAAACATTATTGTAAAAATAAATTTATTCATATAAATAAATATGGATACATCGATAAAATTTGGAGCAGTAACCCGTTTGAAAAAACGGGCGAATTAATGGATGGGTGGTGTTTTCTTTATGGAAGTGGAATTGCATTTCGCAGAAAAGATGTCTCAACTATTGAGACAAAGAAAATAAACTTCATTGAAATTAGAGAAAATTATAGATATTTTGAGGTTTCTGGCACGATTGATGTTGATATCGTGTCGTGGAACGAAATGGCAAAGGGATCTTCTTTTGATAGGCTCAAGTTTGAGGCCTTTCAAAGAATAAACATCTATTAATCCATTATCACTGCTCACTGTTCTAGCCCTACTTCGGTAGGGCTTTTTTATTGCCTGTATTTCAGTGAGTTGACACAATATATTACATTGTGTATATTATAGTTATTACTAACTATTTATACATAATGTCATGAAAACCAGAATAAAATCATTTGAGTATATTGAAAATAGTAAACTGAAACCAAACGAAAAAAACTGGCGGTTGCACGGAGATGAGCAACGTCAGGTTTTTGATATGGTTTTGGAGAAATATGGCCTTGTAAATGCTGTGCTTGCGTATGAACGAGATGGAGAATTGATTCTCATCGACGGTCACATGCGATGTGAGCAATTGCCAAAAAATGCCAAAGTCCCTACCTTAATCCTCGATCTTGATGAATCTGAAGCTGATGCAATTATGGCCACACATGACAAGATTACGATCATGGCCGAGGAGGTCAAATTCAAGTTCGATGAGCTTATCATGGCTGCCGACAAAGAGCTTGCAGAGTTTTTTGTCGAAGAAGCCGAAGATATAGACAACGAAATAGATGATGCTATTGATGTCGATGACATAGTCGATGATCTAATGGAAGAGTATGAACTCACTCGACAAAAAACCAAAGATAAACAAATGCTTGTGAGCATAAGTAATATCTTATATTCATTTTTATCACATGTTCGTAAAAAATGTATGAGCGAAAATGAATACAATATAGAAGACGACCTATTTTTGGACAAATCACTTTCAGATACTGAGATTATTGCTGCCCTTTGGACGATTGCAGGCGTGAGGTCAATTGAGAAAATCACCAAACACCGAAAGCCTGGCCAGAACAAACGCAAGGTAGTATTCATTCCAGTAATGCTGGAACCATCTGATGCCCGCTCGTTGTTTAATGAGTTTATTTCAGGTGGTGCGAAAAATTTAGAAAAGTTCATTACGGACAAGTTGACATGAGCAGTGTCGGAGACTTAATCAAGGCTAACAAAAGATACAAACGATTTTGCTATCGTAGTCCTGTCGACAAAACTGACTCGTTCGAATCGGCAAGAGTCAAATTTGTCTTATCATCGCTCGCCCCGTACGATGTATATCAATTTTCTTTGGGTCAAGATATAGTCACGTCACTTTTAGCCCGAGAACCAGGTATATATGTAGACCATGCGGTTTGGCTGGATTACAAATTAGCCAAAATGTTGCGTGTCAACAAGTCGTTCTATTCTCAGAGACACCTTAGAGAGTTTGACTTTATCGGTCTCGGAATTTATTACATGTTTCAGTTTTTCACCGCACCACAGCTCATCATGCAAGCCGGCCTAAATCCATTTGCTAAAAATCGGCATGACAAAGACCCCGTGATTATTGCTGGTGGTGGTCAAATGGTGACAAACCCGGAAGCGGTTGCGGATTTCATGGACATCATCTACATGGGCGATGCCGAAGTGAATCTACTTAATATAGTCAAGCGAAGAAAGGACTTCAAAACCAAGCGAGATTTTTTGGAGGCGATAAACAGTGATTACAGATGCGTTTACTGCCCACAACTTAAGCCTAAAAAAGTAGTCAAGGCGAATACCGAGAAAATTCACTTGCTTAAAGGTGATGACTTCATTTCAAAAGGTTTGAACAAACCGATTGAGCTTATTCGAGGATGCAACTATAAGTGTAATTTTTGCAACTTAGGTTGGACTCGAAAGAAGGCTTTGACTGCTGACTTTTCTAGTATCAAGTCGGCAATTGAAAGCCATCCAGAAAATGCCATCATTTATCCATTTGCACCGGACGAGGCATCATATACTAAGTATAACAAAATAGCCGGAATACTCGGTGGCAGGAGAATGTTCCGATACAATCAACGTATTGACCGATTCTCAAAAGTAATCCAGGATCAGAACCCTGAAGACATGCAGATGATAACCACCCCTGTTGTGGTTCATGGCATTGACGGCATTTCAGACCGATTGCGTCAAATTGTAAACAAACGAATCACAAATGAGCAAATCGAAAAGTGCCTGGAATTCGATTTCAAAATATATCGTGAAGTTAAATTGAATATAGTATTTTGCTATCCAGGCGAAAACAACCAAGACTGGGATGAGTTTGAAGAGTGGTTAGAGTGGGTTTGCAAGATCAGAAGGCGAGTAAATCCAAATGCCGCATTGAGTGAAAAAGAGATTGCGATACTAAGTGATGGTGGATGGTCACGCAATAGGGCAAAGTTGGAAAAAATCAAAGAATACAAAAAGTTATGTATGATTCATTTAGCAGTCACGCCATTCAACCCACAACCACACACACCCATGCAGTGGTTTGGGCAAAGCTACAACGAGGCACAGCGAGACAGGTTCAACCGAGTTTGCCGAAAAGTCAGAGAAAAGTACTCGTTCATCAAAATCGAGGGTATGAATGGCGTTGGAACACAATTGGCTTCGATTCTACTCAATAGAGCAGATCGTAAGTATTCAAAATTAATCATAAAAACACTAAAAAAGACAAAAGCCGGCAACTATACAGTCATGGCAAGGCGATTTGTCGAAGAGTGTGTGACAAGCGGAATAAAAGTAAGGGATCAAGTAGGCCTTATGACCACTGACTGTTCTCTACCCTGGGATTTTATTGATGTCGGTTTCAAAAAGTCTACATTGATAAAAAAATATGAGACCATGAGGGATAAACTGTATGGCTAAAAAAACAAGCAATCGAAAAGGAAAATATACACCGTCTCTAAGGACTGAGAAATACAAGGAAATGTTCGACGCGTACATGGAAAAGAAGTCGGTCGCGTACGTGTCGAAGAAAACGGGTTGCTGTGCCAATACAGTCAAAAGGTACCTGGAGGTTGGCTTTCCAGGGTACGGGTTTCCGCCGATCAAAGAGCAAGTAAAAAAGACCGAACTCAAGATGCGAGAGAAAGAAGTCGACAGTTGGGTAAATGCAAGGTCGTCATCGGTCAAAATTGTCAAAAAGATGAAAGCCGAAATCATTCGACTTTTGTCTCAGACCAATTGGCAGGGTATTGAAATAAATGATGTCCGTGATGTGTCTACGATGATAAGGGCAGTTGACACATTGATCCGAACTGAAGCGTTTTTGTTCGGATTTGTGCCAGAACAAAAAATTAGCATAGGCGGAAAAGTAGACTTACAGAAGATCAAAACGAGTATCAAAGCCGAGGAGGCAGCTTCGGTGTATCAAAATATAATCAAGGGTTTGGATGAATAGGGAAGAAGTCCTTGAAGAAGTCAAGAGAAGGCTTAGTTTACTGGACAAAGTCCGTAAGAGCTTCTACGTCTATGAACACTTATGTAAACATTACCAAAATCACCCGGCCGATTTCATAAACGATTGGGGCATGACCTTTGACCCTCGATTGCTTGAGGTGGGCCAAGACCCTATTGTGCCATTCAAACTTTTCCCGCATCAGCGGGAAATGATTGAAAAAATATACAGCAATTGGAAGAATCAAAAACCACTCATAATCGAAAAGTCGAGAGATGTAGGTGCCAGCTGGGTTTGCGTGTGTCTTGCAGTGACTATGTGTTTATTCAATCCTGGCATGGTCATTGGGTTTGGATCACGCAAAGAAGAATACATAGATCGGACAAATTCGCCTAAAACCTTATTCTATAAGGGCAGATTTTTCATCAAAAACTTGCCGGAAGAATTCAAATTCGGCTGGGAAGAAAAAACATCGCCGTATATGCGTATAAATTTCATGCATAATAATTCATACATAACCGGTGAAGCAGGTGTGAATATTGGTCGTGGTGACCGTGCGTCAATTTACTTTGTCGATGAAGCGGCGTATTTATCCGCACCACAGCTCGTTGAGGCAAGTTTGAGTCAAACGACAAACTGTCGTATCGATGTTAGCACGCCAAACGGTGCAAACAACCCGTTTGCAATCAAGCGTTTTTCTGGCAAATGTGATGTTTTCACATTTTCATGGATGGACGACCCAAGAAAAGACCGAGCGTGGTACGAGAAGAAAAAGCAGGAGCTTGACCCTGTCACATTTGCCCAAGAGGTCGACATTAGCTATACTGCATCTGAGACAGGGTTGTTGCTTGACCGTGTGGTCGTAGACTCCCTTGTGGGTGCTGCCGATACTCTTGGCATAAAATTATCTGACAAGAAATTCTGTGGCTGGGACATTGCGGACGAGGGAAATGACAAACTTGCACTTGCATGCATCAGAGACATTGAATTAGAAAAGATACATTCGTGGTCAGGTAAGAATTCCGAACTTTTCACATCGACTAAAAAAGCAATCATGCTCGCCGAAGAATATGACGCATCGTATTTGTACTATGATGCGGATGGGTTTGGAGCAAGTGTAAAAGGCAATGTAAAGCAGATCAAACATCGAGTCAAGATAGTGCCTTATAAGGGATCGTCCTCCGTGATTCGTCCAAACAAAAAAGAACATGGTGCAACGCCAAACAAGGATTTTTTTGCAAACCGAAAAAGTCAGTCATGGTGGGAGTTTAGAAGAAGAGCACTCATAACATACGAAGCTATTGCTGGTTCTCGTGACGACTATGACAAAGCAGATATACTTAGTATATCGCCCAACATTGACAGCACAACATTGCGAAATGAATTGGCATCGGTTAAATATTTATTCAAAGATAACGGTAAGTTGATAATCCAGAAACATTCGTCATCTGGCAAGTCTCCAGACCAGGCCGACGCTTGGGTGCTTGCGGTTGCTAGTTCTGATAGTCGTTCTTATGACTTGAAGAAAATGACTACTTTTTAACTTGACACATATGATATAATTAGTATACTTATAAACTTATGAAAAAGGTAACTCGCAGAAAGTATAAGACAAGACGTGATGACGGATGGTCGAACGTGCTTACCGGAATGGGTAGGCTCAAATACGACAAGTCAATCTACACGGTTTTCAACTTATCGACAAATCTTCAAGACGAAACACTCGAAGCACTATATAGACAAGAAGGCCTCACACGCCGAATAATTGACATTCCTGCTCGTGACATGTTACGAGAAGGATACACGATAAACAATGATATTGATGGTCGTATTGAATCAAACCTAAAACGAATAAAATTTGATTCAACGTTATTTTCGGCCGTCAAGCTTGCAAGACTTTTTGGTGGTTCGGTCATTTTTCTTGGAGTCAATGACCTTTCGGAATCGCTTGAAATTCCAGTCAATGAGCGACTTGTCAAGCAGTTGTTTTTTGCGAAGGTTTACCCGAAAAGTCGAGTGGAAGAAAAAGCCGGCAAATTCGTAGAAAACCCTATGTCGGATGCCTTTGGTGAGCCTGAAATTTATACACTCACTAACAGTGACGACAGTCAAATTGATGTGCATAGGTCTAGGTTGCTTTTCATTCGTAATGACGATCTGAATAAAATGGGATTGACTGGTGATTGGTGTGGAGACAGTATAATACAGTCAATATATCAAGCAATTAGAACGTATAGCGTTGGCATGAAGGGACTTGAAAAGATTGTATACGATTTTGTTCAAGTCATTTTGTCAATTCCAAATTTGCAAGACCTATTGATGACAAAAGAGGGCGAAACGGCCTTATCAAATCGGGCAAACATCCTGGATATGACTCGCGATATAGCTAATATATTATTCATTGACTCCGAAGAACAATATATGAAGTCGAGCACAACCGTATCGGGGCTGCCTGAAATCGTCGATAGAATGATGACTTATGTTTCGTCTATGACTGGGATTCCGACTACAAAATTATTCGGCCAGTCTCCATCCGGCATGAATTCTACAGGCGAAAGTGATATCAGAAATTATTATGATGATTTGGTGTCATATCGCAATGATATGATATCAGACCAGGTTGATATAGCTGTCCGTTATGCAGCTTTAGCGAACGGAATTGACCCAAACAGCATAACATGGGACTGGAATCCCTTATGGCAGCTCAGTGAAAAGGAACAAGCAGATATTGACAACATAAATTCAGCGATTGACGAGAAATATTACCGAATGGGCGTGTTGTCATCTGATGAAATTCGCAAAATTCGTGGATTCGACAATGAATAAAGTAGTATACAGAATAAATTATTATTCACGAAGGTTCGATGACGAATTTGTCAACCTGTTGTCGTTGAAAGAATTTCCAGAACCATCGGAAATAGCTAAAATTGCTGAAGAAATGGCCGCATTTCAGGGTGAAGAGTATGCAGTCATGACGCAAGACATATTCGGTGTTGACTTATTTAGTCAAAATCCGGCACTGAAGAAGAAACTTGAAAAATATGCCAGAAATTCGGCAAAATTGATAAGCAAGCAGTCGACAGCCACCAAAAAAACTGTGGCTGAAATAGTAGCCAAAGGTTTTGAGGAGGGTAAACTAACTACTGCCATTGCTGGGGATATAGCAAAGGCAACTGGAGTGGATGCAACAAAAGCAGAAGTGTGGGCCCGAGATCAATTGGCAAAAGTTGCGACCGGAATCACCAAAGAAATCCAGACAGGTCTTGGAATCTCAACTTATATCTGGAGCACATCCGGCGATAGTGAAGTCAGGACTTCGCATGAGGTGCTGGAAGGTATGATATGCAGCTGGGATGACCCAAGTGTATACAAAGAAGATCATAGGCAATCGTGGCAACCGCGATCACTGATAGGTGCAGTCGAACTCCATCCGGGAGAAGATTACAATTGCAGGTGTACAGCCCAACCGGATGTAGAGAGGTTAATATATGAATAAACGTTATGATAACTTATCGTACAAGCCGGCATGGGAAGACCGTAACGGATTTCTCCATGCTGTAGTACCGATAGCCCGGGTGGGTGTTTACGACTATCTTGAAGATGAAAAAGTAGTCAAAGAATTTCGTGATCCAGCCGAAGTATTTTCAAAAGATTCTATTGAATCTATTAAGATGATGCCAGTTACGTTGGATCACCCTGATGACTTTGTGACACCAGAGAATGCAAAGGAACTTCAAGTCGGAAGTGTGGGCGAAGATATATTCATTGATGGCAATTGGATTATGGCACCAATTGTAGTCACAGCAAAAGAAGCCATTGAATCTATAAAATCAGGTAAGGATGCAGTATCACTAGGATATTCGGCTGAAATAAATGATATTGCAGGCGAATACATGGGTGAAAAATTTGATAGGCGACAAACCGAGATAAGAGCTAATCACTTGGCGTTAGTTGACGCAGGTCGAGCAGGTGAAGAGGCTCGTATACGTTTTGATTCATATGATGACAAAAAAACAAGGAAGGACAATATGGAAAAAATCACTATTAATGGGGTGGATTACGAGGTTCCGCCCGAGGTCAAGGTATACTTAGTGGAGTTGGAAGGCAAGGCAAACAATGCTGAAGAGCTCGAAGCAAAAGCTGACAAAATTCAGGCCGAGAAAGACGAGCTCGAAAAGTCGAGTGTAGAAAAATTGAATCAAATGGAAAAAATGTTTGATTCACGTTTTGAAGCTCGATTACAGCTCATCGAAGACGCCAAGAAAATTATCCCGGACTATGATTACAAAGGTAAGTCTGATGAACAAATCCGAAAAGACTGTATCACTGCTCGTTATGATTCAGTCGACTTGAAAGACAAGTCTACTGAATATATCACTGCCAGGTTTGATGCGATGCTCGAAAGCCTGGAGGCAGAAACCGCACTCGGACAACGTGCGACTATTGCTGGTCGTAAAGACAGCAAAAGGAAAATGTCGAAGTTTGACGAGGCGTTTGCATCAATTATGAATCAATGGAAAGGCGGTGAAAAATGAGCGAGTACGGATATGACATGAGTGCCGCATCAGCAGGTGATTTGGTCGATACCAGGCCGCACCTAATTGAATCATATGCGGCAGAAAGTAGCATAGATTTTGGAAAAGCTGTTGTACCAGGTACCGATCCGACCAAGCAGGTCGAGGTCGTCAATTCTGCAACTGATAAATTCTGGGGTGTAACAGTACGCGATATAGCCAAGATGACAGGTGGCTTTGCGGACGAGGAATCAGTACCTGTTTTGCGTGCCGGAATGATTTATGTCACTGTCACTCATGACGTGACCATGGGCGATATGGCATATGTCGATGTCACAAATTCAGATTCGACAAAACGTGGATATTTCACAAATGTCGCAACCGGAAATCTGGCGACTGGTCGATATTTCATGAGCTCTGCCAGTTCCGGCGATATCGCAAAATTGGAATTTGACGCACGTGACAATTTGGCCTATGAAGCTGGAGTAGATGCGATCACTGCTGCCGGTTCTCTCGACACAGATGTCAAGACCAGCGAGATTACTACAACTGGAGCAACCGCCTACACATTGGCCGACGGTCAGGAAGGACAAGAAAAAATTATTGTCCTGAAAGTGGACGGTGGGGACGCAACTGTCACACCTTCACATTTGGCGGGATATACAACTATCACGTTAAATGATGTCGGGGATAGTTGTTTGCTTAAGTTTGTTGGTGGAACCTGGTACGTTGTCGCAAACAACGGTTGCACCTTAGCATAATCGGAAAGGACAAAATAAATGGCAAATGATGATTATACTTTTTTTGTAGACAATCAACTCGAATATCTATTGAATAGACTATACGAGTTGCTCCAGGCCCCATTGAAGGCCTTCGAGCTTTTTCCAGTGAGCAATGAAATTCCAGAGGGTTCGGAAACGTTCTCTTACGAGATTTTCGAGAAAACCGGAATGGCTAAATTAATAGCCAACTATGCTGATGATCTTCCGCTTGCGGACGTAGCGACTAAAAAAGTAGTCGGTTATATCCGCTCTATTGGATCAGCGTTCACATATTCCACAAAAGATATTCGAGCGGCCCGCATTGCAGGAAAAGATTTGCAAGCCCGAAAAATGGATGCGGTATCCCAAGCACACAGGCAGTTATGGAACAAGATCGCATTTGAGGGCGATGCGGAATTCAACCTTCCGGGCTTGTTTACAAACGACAACATCCCGGTAACAGTGGCAGCATTGAATGCAGGCGGTGGATCACGAAAGTGGGAGGACAAGACACAGCTTGAGAGACTAGCCGATTTGGACGACCTCGTGACGTCAATCGTGAATTTGACCAACGGAGTCGAAGAGCCGGATACTATTGTTATGCCTGTTGAGCATCGTCGCATGTTATTTGGATCGCCATTGCAATCCGGTAGTGATACCAGTGCCGGGCAGTGGTATCTTGACAATCATGACATGATCAAAAACATCGTTGCGGCCAATGAGTTTAAGGACGCGGCGAGCAAAGTCGATGGTGCCTATACCGACTCGGTAATCTTTGCGTATAAAAAAGCACCCGAAAAGCTCGAATTTCAAATGCCTATGATGATGAAGGCGTATGAACCGCAAGAAGAGAATTTGAGTTATAA